AACGTGTGAGGTCTCCAGATCAAAGTTATCATTAGGACCATAAAGGTTCGTAGGCATCAAGGAGATGGCATTAAACCCGTGCTGCTGGCGATATGCTTGACACATCATAATACCAGCGATCTTTGCAATCGCATAGGCATCATTAGTTGGTTCCAGAGAACCAGTCATCAACTGATCTTCAGTGATTGGTTGTGTTGCAAACTTAGGATAGATGCAGGATGAACCAAGAAACAACAGTTTCTTTACACCAAAGTTATAAGATTGCTGAATAAGATTGGTTTGGATTTGGAGATTCTCGGTCAGAAAATCTGCCTTATAATTACTGTTTGCCATAATACCACCAACTTTGGCAGCGGCAACGAAAACATACTCAGGTTCTTCTGAGCAGAAATATCTTTCAGTTTCATCTTGATTCGTAAAATCTACATCATCACGAGTTCCTTCGATGATGTTAGTATAACCTTTACTCTCAAGATTTCTCACGATTGCCGATCCAACCATCCCGTTGGCACCAGCAACTAATACCCTAGAATCACTGTCCATAAATGCACATATCCTCAACTAATTGTTTAAAAGAAATTTTAGGTTCCCAACCTAGTTTTTCCTTTGCCTTAGTGGCATCACCTAATAAGGTCTCTACTTCAGCAGGTCGAAAATATTTAGGGTTGACCTTAATAATCGTTCTACCACTACTTTTATCAATACCAACCTCATCCAACCCTTCACCTTGCCATACGATATTCATACCAAAGTATGGTGCCGCTTCTTCTACAAACTGCTTTACAGAATACTGAACACCAGTAGCAATCACAAAGTCGTCTGCCTCATCTTGCTGAAGCATCAACCACATTGCCTCAACAAAATCTTTAGCGTGTCCCCAATCACGTTTTGCATTTAGATTACCTAATTCCAAAACACTCTGCTCACCCGTAGAGATTTTCGAAAGTCCTCGTGTAATCTTACGAGTTACAAATGTCTCACCACGTCTTGGTGATTCGTGGTTAAACAGAATACCTGTGCAGGCATACATTCCATATGCTTCACGATAGTTTTTAGTTATCCAATATCCATAAAGTTTGGCACAACCATAAGGGGAACGAGGATAGAATGGAGTCGTCTCTGTCTGAGGAGTTTCCTGAACAAGACCGTAAAGTTCGCTTGTAGAAGCTTGGTAAATGCGGACACGATCTTCCATACCCAAGAGACGCACTGCCTCAAGAACACGAAGAGTTCCCATACCATCGACATCAGCAGTGTATTCAGGCATCTCAAAGGATACTTTGACATGACTCTGAGCACCAAGATTATAAATTTCATCGGGTTGGACTTTTTGTATAACTCTTACTATATTAGTAGAATCTGTTAAGTCTCCGTAATGTAACTTAACATTTTGATACAAATGGTCAATACGATGAGTATTGATCAAGGAAGATCTTCTTACAATTCCATGAACTTCATATCCTTTTTCCAAAAGGAGTTCGGCAAGATAAGAACCATCTTGACCTGTGATTCCCGTTATTAAAGCAACTTTCATTTCGAAATAATTTTACCAATAGTGTTTACCGCGCCGTCCCAAGAAAGATAATTGTTGTAGCAGTACTGCCCATATTCTAGCATATCTTTGTATTCACCGCTCTGAATAAGTTGATCAACCTTAGCGGGGATATGATGAATTTGATCGGGAGAAATCATCAAACAAAGTTTATTCCAATTGATGTACTCTTTAAATGGCAACCAGAATTTATCGCTGATGTAAATGGGAATACAACCCATCTGAATAGTCTCATAAAATCTGAAAGATGCAGGACCATATCCACGAGGACACAATCCAAAAATAGAATCGCTCAAAAGAGTTCTAAACGTATCAACGTCTTCCTGAGAGATTGCTGCTGAAGAAGTATCATATAGATTATATCCTTCAACATCACTTAGAGTATCGAACATTTTCTCTCGCAACTCATGAGTGCGCCTTCCACAGAAAACAACTTTATATTGCTTGTTCTCATTCTCAATCAAAGGATGAGGATCACAGAGAAGAGGAATAGGTTCATAAACAGAGTTCTCACCAATAGGAGAACTAAAACTACCAGATGCAGCAAAAATTTTACAATTTGGAAGTTCTACAAGAGTTCCACCATCATACTGAACAACAGTGAAAAATTTCTCATTAGGCAATTGTTCAATAACATGAGAATAAAAAGTAATCAGTGGTTGTACATTTTGACCATATCCATTCAAAAGATGATACGCAGTCCACTGAATAGGAAGATAAATGTAATCACTATCAATATTCTGTAAATTTTGACTGAAAAAATTATAACAATGTTTTTCAATCAGAGGATTATTCCCCTGATGTGGTGGATAAATCATATTCATCTCAGGTTTAAAAACCTGAGGAATCTCAAGCATTCGCATTTTTAATCATCTCCTCATACATTTGTGATGCTGCACCAGCAACGTTACCTGTTCTATTCCAGAAACTATCATTTCTGATACGATGATAGTAATATAGATCTTTAACAATTTGGAATTTACCTTGATTGGTTAACCAATAATATGAAAAAGCAATAACATCAGCAGCGTGAGGTTCTACAGTAGAATCCTCAACTACCTTAAGTAAAGAATCAACATAATGGTTTCTATTAACAAAAAAGTTTCCAGTATTTAAAAATCCATTTACACCCAAACCAACTCCAACTTTAGATGACAGTTCGGTTTCCAAATCAAAAAAGTTTTGTATTCCTTTAAGATCAAAAGGTTCATATCCAAAACGACGATGATTCCAATCATCCCAAGCGCGATATCCCTCCTTCCTCTCCATAATTGGAACGCTTGGGCAATAACAAGTTTTATTGTCCCACTCACCAATATTATAAACAGCCGATATGCTACCGTCAACTAAAAAGTTATCGCTATCTAACAAATATACCCATTCATTCTTTGATTCTTTAACTACTTTAAACTTGTTTCTAAACCCACCAAGATTTTCTTTATTTCTAATTATCTTAATTTTTTTAGATTGTTCACTAACATCTTTAGCAGTAAGAAGATAAATTGATGCTGCCGCACCATGAATATTTTCAGGAGCTTCTACAGTATGCTTTATAGAAGTATCAAAGTAATCTGCTAAATTGTAATCAGCAATTAATCTAAAATTAGGATCATAACTAATCTTATATCCATTTAAAAGAAACGAAACAGACTCAAGTAAAGCATAATATTCTTCATCAGAAGATCGATCATCACAGATCAATATTTCATCAACACGATTATCGAACAATGGAATCCTAATAGTATCTTCAAGATAATCAACACTATTATAAAAAGGAATTGCAACTGTAATATTTTTCATGAAAGGCAAGTGTCAAGTAGCATTTTATAGTATTCTATTTCAGTATCTGGACAAGCTTCTAAAGAATGATAAAGATCTACTTTACATTCAGAATATGTTTTAGTTGCACCGATCCATTGACCCATTATAAGATCTCTTTCATTGAGATATTTTTCTTTAATACAATAGTCAACATCACCGACCCTATTTCCAAAAACAGAAATTTTGCCAGGATGGCGAGATGATATAGAGGATGGTTCAGGATATCTTAAAGGCATTTTAAGCGACCCAATAATTCTTGCACCTGTTGACTTAATATATTGAGATCCCATTAACTCAAACTGCCAGGGATTTCCTACTTTAGAAAGAACATCAATTAAAAATTGACGACGCCAAATACACAACTGAGTTGTAGCAGAATAATTTGCTTCTTTTTTGAGGACATAAACGTGATCATCTATCAAAGAATAATCATTGATTCTATAAGAAGGACTAATTCCCAGTTTTGCTGCACCAATAGAATAGTCATCTTTCATATAATCTAAAAGATCATGATATGCATCAAGATCTATAAAGTTACTTAAAAGATAATCATCTAGACCAAAAATAATAAAGTCATCACTAACTCTTGACAGGTAATCTACAAGATATTTTGACCAAGAATCTGGACCGCCTTTTTGTTCATCATCAAGAGCAATGTAAGATCCAGTTACTAACTGCCCAGTATAGTCACCATAATTGAGAAAGAAAAAATCAAACTCACCTGGCATATACTTATTAAACAAATAAGAACTGGCAGCAAGAATTTTCTTACTGCCTTCATATCCTACTAGAATGGTTTTCATACCAACTCCATGATCTCCTCAATAGTAAATCTCTCTACTTCAGAAGAATCTGGACCATCTTCTAGAATCATTTCGTGTAAGTTTTCACCAGGTTGCAGTCCAATTGTCTTAACTTTATGAGTCTCACCTTTTGGATGATACTTACGAATCATTGCTTCCAAGAGATTACCAACTGACATTGACTTCATCTCAGGAACATAAGGTTTGGAATCTTCGGCATCGTTTAAACAATCAAAGATAAGATCAATTGCCTGATCAACAGTCCAATAGAAACGAGTTGCTTCAGGATCAGTAATAATTACTTCCTCATCGTTCTGAAGACGATCTTTCCACTTACAAAGAACAGATCCAGTAGAGTATAGAACATTACCGTAACGAACAGTTCTATACTTAGTACCAGGATTCATTCTCTCATAATCAGTGAACAAACGTTCGTGAAGAAGTTTACTAGCACCATAAACACCACTTACTTGTGCTGCCTTATCAGTACTAATACCAAGAATAAACTCAATCGGATACTTACGAGTCAATTCCAAAATGTTTAGAGTTCCAGTAACATTGCCAAGAACACATTCACGAACATTTTGTTCTGCCAAACCAACGTGCTTAAAAGCAGCAAGATGAAAAATAGCATCTACACCTTGCACTGCTTTTTCTGCACAGTAAGGATCTGCAATATCACCTGGAATAACCTTAACAAAAGGAAATTTCTCTTTGAGAGCTACAAGTTTTCCTTCGTTACGAGAAATAGTTACGATGTTGGTGCAATTTGCTGCCCAAAGACGAGCAATCAGTTCTTGTCCGAGAAATCCAGCACCACCAGTAACAAGATAAGTTTTGTTTTTATCTAGAATCATTTTACTCTCCAAATCGTCAAACTTTCACGCCACCAAAAATAAAACTTTTTATATGCATAAGACTGTCTTAAAAATGCATCAGTCTTTTCTTTATCTAATTCGAATCCCCAAGCATTCATTAGTTTTTCTACATCATATGTAGGCAATGGACTAATATGCTGTGGAGGAGCATCAAGTGGAGGATAAGTGCTGCTCCAAGTAAGAATGAGATATTTTCCAGTCAACTTCTTTAAGTTATCAAGGAATACATCCAAGTATTTTGGATCTACGTGCTCAGCAACTTCAGTACAGTTAACCAAATCAAACTTTAACTCTTCCTCAAATGGATCACGAATATCAAAGATGTTAATACATTCTTTGACTTCATCATCAGCATTATCTTTCTGGTACTCGAAATATTCGATACCACAAGCATTTGCACAGTCTAGCATATTATAGACCAAATGACCAGTCGAGCATCCAATATCACAAAAACTCTCAATCTCATCCATATTAAAAGTTGAGAGAATGCACTTATAAAACTCATCATAAGGAGAGGAGTCCTCCCTAAGTTCCAACTCAGGAGGATACATTATATCAATATCGATTTTGCCATCTTCTTTAAAAGAAAGACGTGGATTACGCTCAAGGATATGTGGGTCAAGTACAGAATGGTTTTTTCCGATCACATTGGAAATTCGATCATTCCAAGATAAAAAGTGTTCGTAAAATTGTTCGATCGTTCTCTCAGTCATTCTCTTTCCAACAAAACGTGATTTCCTTTTCCTTCATATGCCAGATAATCCACACCTTCATAAAGAGGTGGTTCATCAATTTGATAATTGGTCCATTCACCAAAGTATGGACGATTGATATCAATGATTCCAGCGATAGCATCAATTGCAGATCCAACATCCAAGAATACCGCATCAGTATAATTCTTAAGACGATGGATCAGACCAGACTTGGAATGTCCAACTCCCATCAAGAAAATCTTAGATGAAGAATTAATTAGTTGCTCGCCAACCATCTTTTCGGTGGCATCAATATCATCACAAGCAAATCGTTGGGGAAGAGAAATATAATCCTCAAACTTTTCGAGTCCAAGATATTCCTGATACTGAGGTGCTTCCATCAGATTCTCAATAATCTTCATTTTACGATCAGCACCAATCAAACCAATCTTTCCAGCAAAGGTTTTCAGTAACCACTTATTAGCAACCAACCCGTAACCGTACTCAGCAGGAAAGTCAATATTAATGCCTGGAAGAACCTCTCTAAAGCGTTCACGATTTTCAGGGTAAATCTCACAAGTATAGTAATCACACTTTGTAGCACCTTCTACGAATGCCTGGTGATCAATCTGAGCGTATGACTTACTCAGTGCTCTGCGACCAGGAGCAGCACTACCAATACCTTCTTTCTTTAAGAAGAAGTAATCTCCATCGCCAAACTTATAGAAAGTAGAAGATGCTCCACCATCTACAAGTTCTACAAGAAGAGATTTAAATTTCTCAAGATCTTCCTGGAAAGTTGGAAAAGTTTCCGAATTACCAAAGCAAGGATGAGTGTCTAGATTAGTAGACTCTTCGATTTTATAAAGATCCAAATACATATCAGTCCTCCGTTACAGCAACACCGTGATAGATAGCGGTTTTGCCATCATACGAAGAAATACGCTTTTCGCCATAGTATTCCTTCACCCAATAGATCACATAATCAATATCCTCTTGAGTCATACCAGGATGGCAAGGAAGACTCAGAAGTTTTCTCCACTCACGATCTGCAACAGGATAATCACGATTCTGTTTTACAACACTGTACTTGTGCAATGGTTTAAAGTGAACACTGGTATGAATCTTCTTATCTGCAAGATAGTCAATCATATCACCACGTTCAGCAGCAGGAACACGAGCACAGTAATACTGAACAGTTTCACTGTGAGCAGGAGTGCGAATCAGACCCTCAAGACCTTCGTTATAGCACTTCTGAATGTGACGACGCCACTCAAGATTCTTAGGCAGTTTCTTCATCTGCTCCAAGCAAATGGCAGCAGAAAGGTCGATCATATAGCACTTGTAACCAAGAACATCAACCTCATAATCCCAAGAATAACCAGGTTTACCAGTCAGACCATCATCCTTACGAACACGAGAATAGGTGCTGCTGATACCCAACCAAGTCATAGGAACAAGTTTCTCATACAGTTCCTTATCATTGGTAGTAATCATTCCACCATCACCACAAGGCATTGTCTTCACTGCCTGGAATGACCACACTGCAACATCACCTTTGGTTCCAGCACCAGGAGTATAGCAACTATGAGCACAATCCTCTAGGATTAAACCATCATAAAACTTACGGATTTCATCAATAGGAGCAGGAGTGCCTGCGTGATTTACAGCAATGATTGCTTTCGTATCTGCACGAAGATGCTTACGCACATCTTCGGGATCCAAGCACAGAGTATCATCAAGAACATCAACAATATTTGATGTGCAGTTATTCCACAGGGGAACAACAGCAGTCGTCATAAAAGAAATAGTAGGATTGATAATGTCACAATCTTTGATGCCCAGTGCCTTCAGCACAAGATCTTGCCCACTGGTTGCACTGTTGACTGCAACGGCATACTTAGCACCAACCAGTTCAGCAAACTTCTTTTCAAACTCTGCAACTTTTGGTCCTTTACCCCACCAACCACTCTCAATAGATTCTCTCAGAGAGTTAAGTTCTTCTTCTCCACCAACAGGACGAAGAACAGGAAGCATAGTATCACGAATTTTCATTTAAATCCTCCTATCAGCAAACGTGAAAATTGTTAACATCAAGAACCTTTCGGTTTCTTTCCCAGTCATTACGAACCATACCCAACCATTCTAACCATTCATAAGTAACTTCTTTTTGATCAACAAAATTATAAAGAAGTTGTTCAGACCCAACACTTTGAGAAGGACTGTTTTCCATATATTCTATAGCATAATTTGCATAATCAAACATAACAGAAGTATTCATCGAGAAAAACATATCATTATAAAGTCCTTGTTTATGACTCTCTACAAACTTACCATTTAGAAATGCAAAGTCTGGATTTGATAGAAGTGCTTGTTTCTCTAGTCTTTCTGTTCTCTCAAAAACGTATGGGCAAGTAAAGAAACGTCTTGCCGTGATGTAAGAAATATTCTTATAGTTATCTAGGTCAGTTTCACCAAGGGCAGTTTTGAGCATCAACAACTCACCCATACCCTTATTCTTTGTTCCAATATTTCCTTCACTTCCAGTGACGCACATTTCTTCTTCCGAAAGAAATTCCCTCAGTTCGTCATTTCTAATTTCTTCAGGATCATTAATAGTATTCTCACAGATTAACAGATCAAAAGAATCTGGAAGAACTCGTTTAAGTTGCTTGAGGCAGATCAGATACTCTTCTTCTCTAGCATCATTGACCTCATCAGGCAACTGAACAGGTCGCAAGGAACAAAATCCAAGTGCTAAATGTTTCATACAAAAAGACAGTTTTTTACATTATATCAGGAAGATGGTCAAAGCACAAGTAGTCAAGACCATCCTGTAAAGGTATGGATACTTGGAATCCTAATAAATGCAATTTATTAACATTCAGAGTAAAATTCTTTGCCTGAACTCTACGATAAAATTCTGGTGTTTCCACAGATATAATTTCACTCTTACTAAGAAGCATTTGCTTTGCAAGAAGAATAATCTCTCGATAAAGTTCGGGAGATCCTGCACCAATATTATAAATGGAATTTATTTCCCCCTTGTCCATCACTGTTCTAATTGCACGTGATACATCCTCAACGTGCATATAATCACGATAGTATTCGCCATTATCATAAAGAGTGATCGGTTTATCTTCCTTGAGAAGATTTACCATATGACCCAAAACATTCTTTGTATTTGATTGTGTTTTGTCGTGTCCGTAAATACTAGCACTACGGATAATACGATACTTTACATTAAAGGTTTCGCAAAAAGAAACAAGTAGTTGTTCTGCTGCTCTCTTTGTGATTGAGTAAAACCCCTTTGGATCACAAGGATCAGTTTCCTTTGCATCTAGAATATCATTACCATATACAAATCCAGTACTGATGTAATTAAAAATAGTATCAGTATCTTTGCAATGCTCAAGAACTTCCATTAGAACATTTAGATTTGTATTAATATCTAAATGCAAATCATCAAATACGTTGTAATTACTTGTTGTACTCAAAAAATAAACAATATTATTAGATTGTGGTTGACGCTCTTCACGAGGAATGCCAATTACATCATCGGCATAAAGGCGAGAAAAAACACTGCCAACAAATCCTGTGCCACCATAAACGGAGATTTTATCAGGCATATTTCTCACAATCTTTTAGAGTTTTTCCTTCGGCATCTTTTGGAGAAAGAAGAGGTTCTCCATCTATTTTCCACTCAATACCCAATTCAGGATCATTCCAAAGAAGAGTTCTTTCATTTTCAGGACTGTACTCATTCGTAACCTTATAGAAGAATTGAGTATCATCTTCCAGAGCAAGAAACCCGTGAGCAAATCCAGGAGGAGTCCACAGAGAAAGATTATTTTTATCAGTCAATGTAATCGAAAAATGTTGTCCAAAAGTTTTAGACGATTGGCGAAGATCAACAATTACATCCTGAACAGAACCGCGAACAATTCTTACAAGTTTACCTTGTGGTTTTTTAATCTGATAGTGCAAACCTCTCAGAACATTCTTTTTGGAACAAGATAAATTATCCTGATAAAAATCTGCGTGAAAATCAGTGACTTCACGAAACTTTTTTAGATTAAATGGAACAGAAAAATATCCACGATCATCTTTGTATTGATCGACCTCAAAAATCCAGGCACCTTTTAGTTTAGTTTCTACTGCTTTCATACCATTTAATTGTGTTTTTAAGTCCGTGTTCTAAAGAATACATTGGAGTCCAAAACAAAGTATCTCTAATCTTTGAGATGTCCGTTGAGTACCTACGGTCGTGTCCTGGTCTATCCTGAACATATTCTATCATACCTTCATCCCGCCCCATCATCTGTAAGATTTTTTTAACCAAATCGATATTTGCAACTTCACACTCACCACCAATATTATACTTCTCACCATTTACACCATTGTTCCAAACTTTGATTAAAGCAGTACAATGATCCTGAACATATAACCAATCTCTTACTTGCAATCCATCACCATATACAGGAATTTTTTTACCATCCAAAATATTCAGAATCGTTTGAGGAATAAACTTTTCTTTATATTGTCTAGGACCATAATTGTTTGAGCAATTAGTAATATTCACAGACAACCCGTAAGTATAGTGATATGCCATTACAAAGTGATCGCTTGCTGCTTTCGATGCTGAATAAGGATTTCTTGGGTTATAGATTGTTTTTTCAGTAAAAGATCCTTGTTCTATAGATCCGTAAACCTCATCAGTGGAAATATGAATAAACTTATCCACTTCATACTTAAGCGCAAGGTTTAAAAGATTTACTGTTCCATTCACATTCGTATGGATGAATGGGGCACAATCTTTAATCGAATTATCTACGTGACTTTCTGCAGCAAAGTGAAAGATTGTTTTAATTTTATGTTTGGAGAAAACATACTCACAAGCATCTTGTGATGCTATATCAATAGTGTAAAATTTAACAGGATCTGGAATATTATGCCAATCAGCGGCATAAGTCAGTTTATCAATACAAATTATTTCTTCATCGGTAACTTTAACCAGATGATGAAGAAAATTACTTCCTATAAATCCTGCACCACCTGTAACTAATATACTCATTTTTGACCGTATTTTTCTAGAAGTTCTGGAGAATACTGTAGAATATCTTTGACATCCTTTTCTTCTCTTTTTGCTTTCTCAAGTTCGTAAACCCTGTTTCGCAATTCTGTAGTTGAGTATTGATGCCTTCTCAAGTGATAATAGATTTCGATATCATTATCAATACAATATTGCTTACCAGTAAAATCAATATCTTTATATTCTTCACTCAAAAATCTAATATGAAAAGTCTGAGTTTTGATTAGATTGAGAAGATCTGCTTCCGTATCATAAACAAGAATCTCATCCACATATTTACATCCCTGAACCTGAGCATATCTCTCATAAATCGATTGCACTGGTTTATTTTTTAAACTAGGTCTATCAATTGTCGGATCAACCTGAAGTGCTACCTTTAAATAGTCACACATTTCCTTTTCCATCTTGAGCATTGTAACGTGCCCAGCGTGAAAAAGATCAAAGCAACTACAATTAAAACCGATCTTCATATAAAAAAAGCTTTCACATTATTATACTAAAAAAGGTGGGTTTATGCAACCCACCTTCTGTAACTCAGGCTCGCCACCAATTCTTTGACTGGAAATTGGAAACCAGGCGGGAGAGAGTCCCATCCGCACCACTTGCTCTTGAGAGAAGCAAGAAACTCATAAGGGGTCATTTTGACTCCACCACTTGGTTTTAAGAAACCAAGAAAAGTTGGGTTAACTTTGATATCTCGGTAATACCAAAGAATGCTATTAGAAATAGCACATCCCAAAGTTTGAGTTTGATAGCAAAAGGAATACCAAGTAAACCCCCGATAAACTTTATCATCAAACCATTTTTAAAATCTCCCCACAACATGATTTGATAACCGAGTAGGAGAAGAAAGTTCCCGATGTATCTCAGGATACTTGTTTTAGACATAAGGGGTTTGCTCCCGACCAGTGCTGTTTACGTCCATCCGTGACGACTAATCCCAGTATTCTTCAGTGCCTCTTACATAGCACGGTACACGGTCTGGATCTAACCATTTCGCATACTCAATATCTTCCATTGCAGTAGTACATTGTAGACCGTTATCAAAAAGATAAATGTCATTCCAGCGTTTGGTATACTCGTTTTTCTTTTGTAAACGATAATCGGGTTTGCCATTGATTTCTAGAATGCCCGCTTCAACAAAACGGTATCCTTCACGCTCCAACAAAACCTTCGGAAGTTTTGTAATCATACTACCTCAACAGATTCAAGATCACCTGCAACACACTCCATAAGAATGTCGTAGTCGTCAAGAGGGTCACCAGAAAATACGACGCCTTCGTTTTCGTAGAAGCGACGAACCTTTTTATAAAGTTTCGGATTCTTTACATCAAGGTAGATTTCCCCGTTAGCAGCAAGACGAAGAGTGCTAACATCTTTCTTGAATTTTTGGATCAGAGACATTGTTTTGTTTGTTGACCTAGTTATTATAAGGTGTTTAGACTTGTGTGTCAAGTGTGCCAGTGAAGTAACTGGCAGTCGGGGTGAAAGGATTCGAACCTTCGACCTCCCGCTCCCAAAGCGGATGCGCTACCAAACTGCGCTACACCCCGTTGCCGACAGAAGTAATTATACTACTTCTTATGCCCCTTGTCAAACGGAGCCCAGTGTTGCCAGTTGTATTTATGAATTGCCCAGATACCCATAATCGGCAACACAATCAAAATATATCCAAGAAATCCAAGAGTATAAGGATTCTCCAATACCCATCGCGCAAAGTGTCCCATCAATATCCTCTCCAGGTTTTAAATTCATAATAAAAGTATTGATCCACTACCCTATCATCTAATGGAGCATTTTCAGTTCTATATGCCCATACCTCACAGAATTCTACAATGCGACGATCGTGTAATGAACTATGCCCCCACATTCTTACAAATGCTGATGCGGCAAAGTGATACCGCTGTCTAATGTGCGGTTCCGTTTCCTTTATACTTTTCGGTATCATAATACCCTCCTTTTGTTCCGAAGTAAAGAGTTGCTAACACGAAAGGAATTGAAACAAATAAAAGTGCTTTTGCTAATAACATCAGATCATCTCCATTGCTCGTTCTAATTCAATATAATGGTTCATTTCATCCACTGCGATCTCTGCAATCTTTGCATCATCCTGATG